TCGCCAGATCCAGCTCAGGAGGAACCGACGCCGGCTCAGGGTCGGGCATTCCAGGCAGGGGATCGGGACCAGGGGGGCGAGGAGCGGCCGCCCGCAGCCGCGCCACTTGAGCCTGCAGGCGGGAAACGTTTTGATCGTCGGTGGCGATGGCCGGGGCGATTTCCTGGGCGGCTGCGGCATGCTGATCCCCCTGTTTGGCGGCGGCCTGGGACGCCCCCTGGTCCACGTTGGCCTGCTGGATGTGCGCTTGGTCCCGTTTGCCCTGGCTGTGGTCCCGGTACATGAAGATGCCGGCCAGCACCAGGGCGAGGCCGGCGGCGCCGATGAGGTAGCCCTTGCCGATCACTGGGGCGCCTTCTCGGTCAGGAGGACCTGCTTGGTGCTCAGGGCGTGGATCTGGTTCTTCAGACCGTTGCCGGGCATCACCAGGGTGGTCTCCGCCTCGAGGCAGCAGAAATTCTCATCTCCAGAGATGGATTTGACCTCCAGTTCCAAGGTGACGATGTCACCGGCCTGGATGAGGGTGCCGTTTTTGTCATGGCTCATTGCTGATCCCCTTGAGGAAGTTGGTCATCCCGCTTGAAGTGGGCCGCAACGGTCCCACCCACAAGCAACGTCGCCAGAGACACCAGCACCACGCCGACGCCCTGTTTGATGTCATGGTCATTGCCCTTGAGGATCTGGTACGCAGCCGCCCCGCAAAGCATCAGGAATCCCACCATCACCGTCTGGGTCCCGCGAACCAGCGCCCAGCGCTTCGGATCCTGCGGTCGGTCCTGCCGGATCAGATCCTCGAACCTGCCAGTCCGCGCCTGGGAGGTCATAGCCATAGGGGTTGCAGATGGCGCAGTCGCACATTCAAGCGGCATTCGGCACCGCCCTGGCGCGCACCAGCCAGCCGGCCAGAAACTCCTCATCCTCTGGGTGTGCGGCCTCGATCTCGTTGTAGCGCGCCACCGAGGCGTCGCAGATTTTCTGGATGAGGCAATCAGGGTCCTGGGCATTGACGGCCGCCTCTGTAGCAGGGCCGTACGCGCCATCGGCGTCTACACCCAGGATGTGCTGGACCATGCGGACCTCGGTTCCCCCACCGAAGTTGACGCACAGATCCATGATTTTTGAGGCAACGGCCTGGCTCTGGATCCCATCAAATCGCCAGAACTCGGCTCGGTAGATCCGCTCCACGTCTGCGTCCGAGATGGCCCGTAGCGCGTCCTCGGTCATGATCCCGTAGTGCTGGGCCACCGCCAGGGTAATGCCATGCATGGTTGGGCCGCCTCGATCGTTGCGACGGTTGGACCAGCCTCCCTCGTGAGGGAGCAGGAACTGCAGCGCGGGTTCCAGTTGGGCCACGGATAGCCTCCGGTCCCAGAATGCGGGGAGGAGGTCGGCCGGGTGTCGTCATGGGATGACGACGGAAAGGGCATAAAAAGGCCCCCGGTGAAGGGGGCCGATCCGAGAACAGGACTACTTGCGGTTGCGGAGATGGGTGCAGATCGGGCACTGGCACGGCGTCCAGGTGGCGCAGTAATCGGGCGGATCCTGGTGCAGCTTCTGCACTTCCAGTGCGGCATACTCCAGTTCCTCCAGACTCGCGACCCGAACGCGAAGGGCATCCAGCCCGCAGTCGCATTCCCGGTCCAGGTAGTGATTACAGAAGGCGTGATGCACCGGCTCCATTGTAATTTCATGTTCGGTCGCCATGTTGGCTCCTGGGTTCGTGGGGTTGGACATCAGCCTTTCGGCTTAGGGTAGGTGGGTGCGGAGCCCACCGTTTTCGGTGGGCTCCCTGGATTCAGGACTTTCTTGCCGGTGTGAACGGGATGGGGTTGCTTCAAGGCTCCTCCTTTTGGACAGTTACGGTTTCGTGGGGTCTTCGGGACGAGTGGAGCAGAACGAGCATTTCGGGTCGCTGCACTTCGGCGTCCTCCAGCCGCAATCCGGGCACCACCAGGAATCCCAGCGGTCGAAATACTGCTGGTTGTTGTGCTTGCCGGGGCAATTCAGCATCGTCATGCTCCTGGACAAGATCATTCGTTGACGGCCTTCGGAATCCATGACCCCTCCGGCATTTCGTCTGGATCGGTTTCGAGGAAGCAGGAACAGGTGATCCCCGGCTGGCGGTAGCCGCCCTTGAACAGGCGGGCCGTGTCTGCGTGGCCGGCCTTGATGGCTCCATCCTCGATCTGCTCCGCGATGGCGTAGAGGTCGGGGTGGACGGCACGGAGGGCATCCCACTCCTTCTCCCGCATGTTCGGGCAACAGAAGCAGGAGGACTTACCCACCTCCACCTTCCACCGCCGGTTGATGATGTGGCACTCCTCACGGTTCATGTGCCAGGCCACCAGGGGATACCATGGCATTTCTGTGGTTAGGTCAACCTCGGGGCTGGAGCAGTAGCGATGTGCCGCTGCCTCAACCCGAGCGCGTTCCCCAGCGTCGTAGCCGATGGCCACGGCGGACCGGGGGAACCCATGTTCTTTGCGCCACTTTTGCATGGGCTGGATCTTCCACTTCGAGGTGCAGCCGGCCAGATTGTAGGCTTTGCTGGGAAGGTAGCCTGTGCGCAGGGCATTCTCATGGATGGGCTCGAAGGTGCCATCCTGCCGGATCCACCTGACCACCTCGAAGGGCCACCCCGCCTTGGCCGCCCAAGCGGCGAACTGCTCAACGGATCGGTAGGTCTCGGGAGTCTCGCTCCCGGTGTCCGCGAACAGGGTCCAGTCCGGGCGAAGGCCCCGCTCGAAGCAGCCCAGAGCCATAGCCCAGGAATTCGCCCCGGCACCGATGTTCATCCCCCAGGTATGCAGGGGTGGTAGGGGCGAGAAGATCGGCAGGGGCTCGATCTCGTCCAGGTTGAAAAGGGAATCGCTCAAGGGTGCCTCGGAAGGTTCACGGGTTTGGACAGGTGCGCTAGGTGCGCGGGGTGATGGAGAGGTCGATCCCAGACCGGCCCTCGTTGGGCGGGGCCTGGAGCAGCGGGAAGAACCACGCAAGGCGGCCGTGAGGCATGGCCTGGGGTGTGTAGGGGAACTCCGTCTGGTGGTTGAGCCACTTGACGCGCTTCCACATGGCCAGGGCCAGGACTTCAGGCGCCACAGCCTCATCCGTCCAGGGGATCGCCACCACATCCATGTCGTTGGCGAGGGAGCCGTGGATCGCCAGGGCATATCCGTTCTCTCGGGCCACCTCACACAGGCCAGCGTAAAGACCGGCGTAGGCGGGGGCGATGTTTGCGGTTTTCATCGTCATGCTCCTGGACAGGCTATGCAGCCTGCGGGTGTTTGATTGAGGAGTGGACGCGCGGCCCGCGGCCGCCAACGAGGAAGGCCGGGGTGGCCGTCCTCAAGTCCAGATCGTCCAGGTGATTGACGTAGCGTTGCGTGGTGGCGATGGTCGAGTGGCCGAGCAGCTTCATCACGGCCACCAGGTTCCGGCTGTGGAGGTATGTCCCGGCCGCGAAGGTGTGGCGCAGGGCGTGAGGGGTGATCCGCCGGGTGACGCCGGCCTTCTCCGCCAGGGACTTGATGATCTTCGAAGCGGTCTTCGTGCTGAGGCGCCAGGATTCCCGGCAAGCCATCGCCCGGTCCTCGGACATGAAGAGGGGGCCAACATCACCGCGGCTCCGGAACGAGGCTTTCAGGTAGTCCTCGACGGCCTTCTTGACCTCCTTGCGCACGGGAATCAGGCGGTCCTTGGCGCCTTTCCCTTGCCTGACGTGGATGGTGGTGCCCCCGCCGGCGTCGTTCAGGAAGTCACAGATGTCCAGGGCCACCAGCTCGGCAATTCGGACGCCGGATCCGAGCGCCACGATGGCCAGGGCCAGTTCGCGCTTTCCCTCGCACTTGGCAGCGAAGAGGTAGGACTTAATTTCCTTCTCGTTCATGACCTCGTGGGGCCGGATGACCTGGACCTTGGGAACCGGGAGTAGGTATTTCACCCGCTCCATCGGGAGGTCGTGGCCGCCCATGGCACCGGTCCAGTCAAGGAAAGACCGCACGGCGATCAGCGCCGCGGCATGGCTGGATTCGCCACGCCGGTCGGCCATGAGGATCCCCTTCCAGGCAACCAACTGCACCATCTGGAGCTCGGAGAGTTGGGCCACGCACATCATCTCGAAGGCCGCGGTGATGTTTCGGCGATAGGTGCGCGCCGTCTTCTTGTTGGGAATCCGGCAGTCCAGGAACGCCTCGATTACGAGGGAGACAGCACTGGCACGGTTAATCACCGGGACAGCGTCCAGAGTGAGTGCTGGCGTAACCGGAAGGTTCTCATTAATTTCAAAATCAGGAAGCTTCATGTGATCTCCAAGAGTTGTGAGCATTCCTACCAGGCCCCCATTCCGCCCCGGCCGCCGCCGGGTTTCCGCCCGGCGGGGGTGAGCACCCGGATCACCCGGGAGACCACCGGGACGGCCGGGGCCCGGGCCGGCGGCGGGGCCGCCGGTGCAGCTGGGGCTGGTGCTGGGTCGTCGGTGGTGCCGAGCTCCTCCGGGGCGGCCGGGGCCGGATCATCCGGGACCTGGGCCTGCGCCTTCGCCACGTAGGCGGCCAGGTCGGTGGGGTTGAAGATCTCCAGGGCCGCCATGCAGTAGACCATCAGATCCAAGGCCTCGTTCCGGGCGTCCGCCGTCACCTTCTCGTAGGCGCGCCGGCCGCCCTTCCGGACCGGGCGCTCGCTGAGCAGCTGCTCGAACAGGATCACGTCCAGGTCCTGGGGGAAGTGCACATGGCCGAAGCCTGGAGTTTCGATCCTGAGCCGGGACAGGATCTGGTCCTTGGCCGCTACGGTGTCCACCAGCCAGAGCCTCGCCTTCGCCCCGGACCGCCGAACCAGCCGGGCCTGAGGCTGGGTGGCGCCCTTGATGGGGTGGACCTTCCCGCGCATGCCCGTCCGCTTGCAGAACGCGTAAACCTGCTTGGTAAAGTGGCCGCCGATGTCGCAAGCCGTGGTCCGGATCCGCATGGTTCCGGCGGCGCCCTCCCGGGCCCAGGGCTGCTGCAGGACGGCCTGGAGCCTGTCCCAGGGTTCGGCCGTGGCCAGGTTCCCCGGGAATAGCTGGTGCGACACCACCCAGGTTTCCTCACCGATGCCCACGCCCAGGACCAGAAGCTCGAGGCGATCATCCTGCACATCCACGGAGGCGACCAGCAGACCCACGGCCTCGGGAACAGTTCCACAGAGGTAGTTCGAGCCGCGGGCCCGGGCGGCGAGGCCCTCGGCCTGGAGCACATCCCCCTCCCGGAGGTCCCAGGGCTCGCCCAGGCTGGTGTTGACCCAGACCTTCAGGGATTCTGGCCCGCGGTGCTTCGCCTTGATGAAGTCCACCGCGATTTCCCCGAACCGGCGCCAGGGGCTGTAGAGCTCGTTCAGGTGGAACCCGGCGGTACCAGAGAATGGCCGGGACGCCCTCCACTCCCCGGCCCGGAGCATGCCCTGCTTGTGGGCGTCGGTGATCACGCATCCGCAGGCCCTGCAGCCGTAGACCGCGCCCTCCGGGTGCTCCGGGTCGAACGTGACCTGGGCCCACTGCAGGTGCTGGAATTCCCCGCAGTGCGGGCAGGGCACGAAGTACCGGCGCTGGTCGCTCTCGCCCCAGGCCTTCTCAATCCGGCTGTGGCCCTTGATACCAGGGGTGCTGATCAGGACGTGCTTGCGCCGGCCTGTGAAGGTGGTGGTGCGCTTGAACGCCAGGTCCACTGGATCGCCCTCGGTTCCGGCCGACTCGTCGAACCGGTCCACCTCGTCGCAGAGCACCACCCGGATCGGCTGGCTCGCCAACCCCGCCGGCGCATTCGAGCCGCGGATCACCAGCAGGCCCCCGGGGAACGATTTGTCCAGGATGGTATTTCCGCTGTCCCTGGACTTCACGTCCGCCACCCGGCCCCGCAGGCAAGGGGTGTCACGGAGCATCGGCGCCAGGCGGGTCTTGCTCCAGGCCTCGGCCATCTGGATTGTGGGCTGGACTACCATCACCGGCGAGGGATCCTGGTGGATGAAGAAGCCCACGGCGTTGTTCACCATCTCGGTCTTGCCCACCTGGGCCGAGCACATGGCCACCAGGGTGGTGACCAGTGGTGAACTGAGGGCGTCCATCAGGCCACGCTGGTACGGGGCCCGGTCGGTCCGCCATTGCCCGGGCTCGCCGGAAGCCTCCGGGGACAGAACCCGGAACCGGTCCGCCCATTGGCTGACGGTCAGCTTGGGCGGCGGGGGCAGGACCTGGCGCCGGACATCAGCGGCCAGAGCGAGGGGATCACGCATCTTCCACCCCCTCGCGCCCGCTCAGCTCCTCCAAGGCCTCGTAGATTCCTTCCCGGATCAGGTCCTCCCGGGCCGGGAGGGTCATCCCGTCCTCAAGGCGAACGGCGGCCTTCGATGGAATGCTCAGCAGCCGGGCTCTCATGTTCGCGCATTCCTCTGACCAGGTCTGGCGGACGGCGCCGGTCTCCATGAGCTGGCCCGCCTGGAGGTCCCGGTCCATTTCTGCCATGTCGGCTTCCGCCCGGTCCTTCCGCTGTTTATCCGTGAGGGGGTCTCCGTCCTTCCCTGACCCCGCAACCCGGTCCATTTCCCAGGTGCGCACGGCCTGCCAATCGTAGGTCACGCCTCGTCCTGCGCCGTTTCGGGGTAGACCCTCCCCGTGTAACTGCTGAATTCGGCGGTCTGAAAGGCCAAGAAGTGCCATAAGTTCAGACTGTTTTAATGATTTTAGTGATTCCTTCGTTATCATACTTGACCTCAACGAATGCGAAACGGTTTAAAATCCTGCAGCTAGTTAAATGGGGAGCTCTGGCGCGATACCCGCCTGGGGGGCCCGGGGGAAGGACCCAAGGGGGTGGGGGTGCCCTGACAGCCGCAGGTCACCATCCAGGACAGGGGCGCGACAGCGCCGTAGACCACCTGAGACACGCGCCACGACTCACAATGACGAACAACAGAGCGGTTCATCGTGCGCTCTCCATGGCCTGCGCCATGGCCTCCTGCATGCGCACGGACCACTGGGCATTGACGGTGCGGGTGATGGTAGGAACGAACTCAAGTGAGGCCGGGATCGTGGTCCGGCTCACCAGCTGGTAGAGCATCCGGATACCAACGTTGCGATGAAGGCTATACTTCTCGCGCTTCTCTGCTGGCCCCATGCCACCTTTAAAGCTGTCCAGGTTCATCTTGCCAACAGTGCGCTGAGACTTCTTGGACAAACCACGATCAACTCGTTGCAGCACAAGCGTTTGGCCAGTTTTCTTCGTCTTCACCATGAACGTCTGTTCATTGCCCTGCAGCGATCCTCCACGACGTGTGAAGTGCAAGTTGTGCGGATTCAATGGATTGCCTGTCTGGATGATGCCGCCCTTGAACACCTCGGGATTCGGTTTCCAGAGGAATCGACCCTTGCTGGGCATCTTGTAGCCGCCGGTCTCGAACCGATCCAGGTAGTCACGGTCTGCCTGGACCTGAATCACCACGCGCCAGCTTGACTTCGTGGCGCGATCTGCCTTCGAAATATAGATTCCATTCAGGTTGAACGCCTTATTCCTCAAGTGGAAGGACTTCGTGATGTGCTCACGTTCAGCCTTCTGGGCATCGTTTGCCACCCGATTCAGGCCCAGGCTCACGGCAAACGGGATTTGGACCTTTTCCAGATAGGACAGACCATCTGAGAGGCTGTTGGTGTTTACCCGAATATTAAAAAACATGCGTTTTCTTTTCACTGTAGTAGAGCCGTTGCACATGTCGTTCACATAAGCCGACAAACAATGAAACAGCCCTGAAAACACTACGTTTCGATATGGCTGGATGGGCCGTGGAGACGATGACAACCAGTTCGGGAACACGGATGCTATTGGCAGAGCTTCGAACGATTCGACAGGCTATTTCCGTGACCTTTGGAGCATGAATAGCAAGATCGATCATGCTTTCAATTCCTAAGTCCTGTTTTTCCCATGGAATGAATGCCGTGCTCATGGTCTTTCGCACGTCTTCAGGGACCTGGGTGAGGTGTTCCCAGTGGTTCACAGGCCCTCCTTTTCATGGATTTCCCCGGGAAACTCACAAAGCTCGATTTCGCGGACATCAGCGGGCCTGGGTTCGCCACTTTCGCGCCCGGCAGTTTTCCGGCGCTGGGCGATGGAATCTTGACCGCGAACGATCCGGCCCAGGTCCACCTCCAGGTAGTTCATCGTGGTTCGCGGGTCCTTGTGCCCCAGGGCGCGCTGGATGTCCTGGATCGGGACGCCAGCCTCGGACAGCAGAGTGGCGTATGTGCCGCGCAGCCGGTGAGGCGTGACGCCGATGATGCCGCAGGCCTTATTCACCCGGGCGATGAGGTAGCGCACCCGCTGATCGGTGATCGGATGACCGGACCGGCAGGGAACCATGAAGCCGCTGGGCGTGGCCAATGGGCGAAGCTGGTCCAGCAGCTCTGGGGGCACCGGACGGGCCCAGGCCTCCAATCCCTTGGTGACCCCAGGCGTGTAGGTGTTTCGCTCCCAGTCCAGCCATTGCCACTGGGCGGCGATCGCCTCATTCACCCGCAGCCCCAGGGTGAAGCAGATCCGCACCACGAGGCCCAGCCCTGGGTCATGGGCAGACAGCCGGTCCACCATGGCCAGCCATTCATCGGCGCGCGCCACCGGCAGCGTCACCTTGGGTTTGCGCTGCACCTTCAGCCGGCCGAGTTTCCAGGGCATCTCCCGGAGCATCTTCATGTCGATCGCCCAGCCGAACAGGCTGCGCAAGCTGCTGCGCCAGGTGTTGGCCGATGTCTTGGCGTGATCCACTAGATAGGCGTTGCGGGCCGTCTGCACTTTCTTGAAGTCGATCTCCCTCAGGGGAAGGTCTAGCAGCGGGCCAAAATGGAGCCTGCCAAAGGTTTCCATGCTGGTAACCCGGGCCGGGCTGAGCTCCAGGGTGTGAGCCTGGAGCCAGAGCTCCACCAGCTGCCGGACGGTCGGTTCCGGTTCTTCGCCCCGGGCCCTGCACTTCGCGGCCTCATAGGCCTGCTGCGCGACGGGGAGCGCCTTGGCGTAGACGGTCTCCTTGGTGCTCCGCTGGATCCGCTGGCCGTCCAGCCGAAACCGATAGTGCCAGACCTGTCCCACCTTGAAAATCGCCACCTCCCAGTTCATACGAACTCCAGCGGTTCTTGGACCGGCGCCGATTCCGTCTGCCGTTCCGCTTCGGTGAAGCGGGTCAGGTTCTCGTCCCAATCCATCGGGATCTGGCCGGTGGGCCCTTCCCGATGCTTGGCGATATCCAGGGTTGCGCTCCGATCCCCCTGCTCATGGCCCTTACGGTGGATGAACATAACCACATCGGCGTCCTGCTCCACGCAACCGCTGTCCCTCAGGTCCGAAAGCTGCGGCCGAGCTGCGGCGCCGCGCTTCTCAATTTCCCGATTCAGCTGGGTCAACAGCAGGACAGGGATTCCCCGGTCACCGGCAAGAATCTTGAACGCCCGGGTGATGTCGCCGATGCGGGTTGATTCGCTCTGCCGTGAGGTGCGCGCCGTCTCAGGCGTGCTGATGAGGCCAAGGTGATCCACCACCAGGAGCCCAAGGTCAGGCTGGAGGGCCAGCAGGCCGTCCACCTCGCCCAAGATCTCCCGGGCGGTGATCCCGGACCGGTCCTGGATCCAGATGCCCTTTTTGTCCAGTTCCTCTTTGGCCCGGCCCACCCGCCTGAAGGCCCCAGGATCCCGGTGCTCCACCATGGCCCGAAGGTCAACCCCGGCATGGGCGGAGGCCAGCCGCCGCCAGAGGCGTTCCGCAGGCATCTCCAGGCTGAAAATCCCCGTGCTGGAACGATAATCCGCTGTCCCCAGAATCCAGTTGAGGGCCAGAGCGGTTTTGCCGACCCCGGGGCGTGCCGCCAGGACGATCAGCTGGCCTGGCTGGAATCCGCCCAGCTGCCGGTTGAGCCTGGGCCATCCCTTCACCCAGGTCCGGTTCCCATGCACGCCGTTCATCTCGTCAGCCACCGATGCCAGGGCCCCATCGGAGACATCAGCAATGTGCCGGATGCGCCGGCTATCCTTCCTCTGGGCGATCCTGGCCAGTTCGCCCGCGGCCTCTTCCGTCAGGGACTCAGGGGAAGCGGTATCGTCCTGGGCGTTGCGGACCATCCGGGCCCCGAGCCGGATCAGTTCCCGCCGGCGCCGGTGGCGCTGGAGGATTTCCACCAGGGCCAGCGGCCGCCCAACCTCCTCTCCGCTGAGGATTTCCACGAGGGCCTGGACATTCCCAACCCGGCCCAGGGCCCCAGATCGTCCGAGCGAATCCCGGATGGTGGTGAGGCAGATTTCCGAGCTTTCCGAAAGCAGGGAGCAGACAGCCTCGAAGATGGCACGGTGGGCCGGGTGAACGAAATCATCCGCCCGGAGAGCCGCGGTGCATTCCGTGGCTGCAGCTTCGGCGCCGGGCTGGCAGATGGTCGAAAGCAAGCTTCGCTCGGTTTCAGGGTCTTCAGGCAGGGTGCCAATGGCCATTTCAATCTCCAACCGGGACAAGGGATACAGCCACCGGCTCCGGAGCCCGGGAGGCCTGGTGCTGGATCATTCGGTACTCAACGAGCCAGTGAGCTGGCTTCTCTTTGCTTCCGGTTCCAAAGAACCACTGGGCGGCGCTGTAGGACTTGCGGGGCTTGGCCAGGTAGGTCTCTGCCGCCTTGACCAGCAGTTCCCGGGAGATTCCCGGGTTATCGCCGAAGATCAGGTCCAGCTGAATGCAAAGCTGCGCGGGGTCCTGGTTGATGGGCCTGCCGTCTGGGTCCTGGCTGTGCCAGAAGCCCTTTTTCAGGACCGCATTCGCCACAAACCGCACGTCTTCTGAGTAGGGTTCCATGATCTGGCCCCGGGTCCGCCGCTTCCGTTCCCCCTGCAAGGGGGTAGGGGGTACCTTTTCTTTCCTTTCCTCTTCTCTTCTTTCCTTTACTACTGTTCCGTGGTTATCCGTGGTGCACGGCGGTGCACCGTGGTTATCCGTGGTGGTCCCTGGTTCACCACTCTTAATCCTGCATTTCCTACGGTTAGCCTGTAAAAGACGAAAGGCATCCTGCTCCGTTCGAACGGCTTCGATGAACGGAGAGAACATCGTGCCGTCTTCAAGCAGTTCGAAGCAGCGGATGAACTGAGGAATGGCATGGGCCAATTCTTCATGCTCCGTTTCCAGCAATTCCGCCAATCCGTTGATGGTTGAGGGGATGACGCGTTTGAACCAGCATTCGTCCATCAGTTCGCGGTAGATCCCTCTGGCCGCCCAGGTCATCCGCTGGACCTTCCGGGACGCCTGCCACTGGCGAGGGTTCCAGGGATACCAAGGGAGCGGATCCAGAAGCCGACTTTTTTTGGCCATCAGAGCACCTTCAAAGCAGAGAGGAACCGATGGATGGGCACCAGGGCGGCCCTGTGGCATTCCATGGCGGCTTTTATGCCATGGCCCGGGTTCCTGCAGCCCAGGAGCATGCCATCGGCATCCTGGACTGCATGGAAGGCCTTGGCGAGGCTGGGAAGGTAGCCGGCGCCGAAGGTGAAGGTTGGGTTCTTACCCATTGGGGATCCCCTTCGCCTTGCGGATGAAAAACCGAAGCGTGGCCAGGTCGTACCCGCGGCGCTGCAGCTCATGCAGGAACCCGAGGCCCAAGGTGGCGGCCACGAGCCGGCCGTCCTCCACCGGGGCCCCATCGAGGCGAATGGCGAGTTCGCCTTCGGTGCGCGACCAGTTCATGGCAAGGGGAGGCTTTGAGCGTTCAGCCATCACGCCACCTCCCTGGGCATCCCGCCCCGGGCCCGGGAATGGTGTACGCAGCTGGGGGAGGCCCAGAGCATGTCAATGTGGCCGATCCCATAGGTGGCCGCGGTGACCTTGGTGATGTCCTCCTGATGGACGTGGATCCCCGGGAAGTTCGCCCCGTGCGTGGCCACGGCGAGGTTCCAGTGGTTGATGGCGTGGCTGTCCCAGGTGGTGGTGTCGATGCCCAGATCCCGGAAAGCGAGCTCCTTGCCGGCCGACTCTCCGCCGGCGCCACAGAACAGGGAAACGGTGGTTGGTAGGCTCATGCGTCAACCTTCTTCTTTGCAAACGGATTCGGCAGATTCGCCGGGAATTCCGGCATCTCCATCCCCTGGGAGGCGCAGTAACGCCGGAACTCGTTCCTCAGGCTGTTGAGCTGGTCCGTGAGGCGGATGAATGCGGGGCCGTCCGGGGCCACGCGGCAATGCTCCATGAGATCACCTGCCTTGCGCAGGGCCGAAGCGGTCCGCTGGGCCGGCGTCTTCTGAGGCCCGGGTTGGCCTCCCTTCCGGCGCGGAGCCGGGGCCTGGGGGGCTTCCTGGGGCACCGGTCCAGCCGGAGAAGGGACGGCCTGCCACCGGTTGCGCAGCTGGCCCTCAATCAGGCCGATCTGGGTGCGGATCCGATCCTTCTCGTTGGCCCAGTCCGCGCGAACGGCGATGTCATGCCAGTGCGGCCGCTTGGCCATGTGGGCGGCAAGCAGGACCTTGGCGCGGCCAAGCTCAGCCTGCAGGGTCTTGGAGGAAACCACCGGAACCTGGGGCCTGGGGTTGGCCGACAAGGAATAAATGACAAGGCTCATGATTTCGCCTCGCAGATTTCCCGGATCCGGGAATAGGCGTTGCTTCCCATGGGGGCCTCGGACGGCCGGATGATGCGGTCGATCTCGGCAACCTTCCGCTCGGCATCAGCCAGGCAATGGCCGCAGGCCAGGGAGTGGGTCAGGTCATGCTTGATGCAGGCCACGCCGATCTGGGAGGCTCTCTTCTGAATCTCTGCCGTCAAATTCCGGATGACCTGGCCATCCCGGGCGGCGCGCCAGGTGAACTCCTCCACCAGGTCAACGCCCGGCCCCAGCCCGAAGGCGCTCCGAAACTCGGCCAGCTCCTCCAGGGCCAGATCCCGCTCCACCCGGAGGGAAACGACCCCGGAGGCCCGATCGTCAGCGAGGACTATTGCCCGCTCCAGCTTCTTGCCCATATCACGCAGATCGGCCAGGTCGCTCAATTCGTCACCCCCAGCGCCGACAGCACCCGGACGAACCCGGCGTGGTTGAGGTGCTCCTGGGCGAAGGCGATGGCCTCCTGGATGATCTCCCTCGCGATGTCAGGCAGGAACCGGTCGGCGAATAAGGCCCGCTCCACCTTATCGGCCGCCTCCACGATGTTGCGGACATGGGCCGGGGCATGGTCATAGGGGGAATTCAGGGACCAAAACCGATCCCGGCAATGGGCGTCGATGTCCAAGCCGTCCTCGGCCAGGATCCGCCGAGCTGGCGTGGGGATGTCACCGAACATGGTCTCGTGGGCATCATGGACCAGGGCCAGCTCCAGCACGGTGAGGCGGTCTTCGATGCTCAAACCATCCGGGGCGATGTAGTAGGCCAGCAGGGCCACCTGGTGGGAGTGCTCGGCCACCGACTGCTCCCGCAGAGGGCGGCGGGTGTGCCAGCGAAGCACATCGGCCATGTCGGTGATCTGGCGAGGGGTAAGGTTAAATTTGGCCATTGAAGGCTCCATGGATGGCATAGACGATCCCGACGAGAAGGCAGGCGATGACGAGGCCCAGGACGATTCCGGCGGCGGCGCATCCGATGCCGGCCTCCTCCACTTCCACCTCGCCCTCCAGCAAATGGGGAACGACGCGACCCTTGGCCAGTGCCGCGGAGGGAACCGACCAGCGCCGGCCATCGGCCTGGATGACGCCTTGCTGCTCCAAGCCCCGCAGGATGCCCCGGGCCTCGGTGGTGGCAATTTGGCAGGCCTCGGCCACCTCGATGGAGGTAGGAGCGCCCATGCGCTGGACGGCAGACAGGACGCGGGATTCACGCAGGTTCATGTTCCACCTCGGTGAAGAGTGGGTTCGGGGAAGATGTTGAAAATTAGGTGGTGGGGCTGCTTGCGAAACCCCACCACCAGCGCACGTTTCAGGTCAGGCGATGATCGGGATTTCCTGCCCGAAGGCGGCCATGGCGTTGCGGATCGTGGCGATGGCGTCGATCTTCCACCGGCCGCCGTCCGCCTCCACGAGCATTAGGTGGGCCGCGCCCTGGCCGTCGCACTTGGCCCGGAGCACGAACTGGGAAATGGGCTGCTCGATCTCCGGGAAGGTGCGGTAGGGGGCCAGGTCAACCCGCGGCTTGAGGGTGGTGGATTCCTTCATGCGCAGGCCGGCCTTCACGTTGACGCGCTGGGTGAAGCCGTCATCTTCCCCGGTGGTGGAGGCATCGTTGGTGAGGATGGAGGCCATGTTGAGCACATAGGCCTTGTCGGGAGTCTCGGCGAACTTGGAGGCGATGGCGATGGCGAACTCTTCCTGGCCCAGCCACTGGCCGAACTGGAACTGGGCGAAGGGGACTGGGTTGGCCTTGATGAGGACCAGGCGCCGGCCGTAGCCGTCGCTCTCCCGGGCCTTGAGCGTGACGGTGGTCTCGTTTTCCACATGGATGAGGAAGTCCAGGGGGAAGTCTTTCCCCTCCAGCTTGGCCAGCACCAGGTCATTGAACCCGGCCAGAGTGTTGACCAGCACCGACTTGGGCTCCGCGGGGGCGGCGGCCTGCACCTGGTGCAGCGGCTTGGAGGAATAGGTGGTGGTAATCCCCTGCACGTCCTTGGCTTCGTGCAGCACGGGGTTGGAGATTTCCAGGACTTCCTGGATGGTTTCGGCGGTGATGTCCACGTTGGGTTCCTTATTGCATGAGGTTGAGAAGGGGGCCGTCTGGGCCGGGTTCAATGGTCCGGGCCGGTGTCGGGTTGATCTGGTGATTCACTTCGGAAAGCCAAATCTTGTAGGGATGGTATTTGCGCTCACCAAAGGGGTATGCCTTGCTGATGGCCCGGCGAAGGGCGGCCGGGTCATCCGAGCCAACTTCCTGGATGACTTTTGTGATGACCTGGGCCGCTCTGCTTCGCCAGGACATGGCTTACGCCTGCTTCTTGGCGAGCGGGGTGACGCCGGGTAGGTCCTCCTCGAACGGAAGCGGCTGGTTGGGTTCCTTCGCCACCTCGAACAACGTGATGGTCTTGGATCCGGAACCCATGCCGATGTAGGCCACGGTATGGCCGGCGTCCGGCCCGGGCATGGTCGTCTTGGCGCCGTAGGCGATAGTTGCCATCCCACCCTTGGCATCCGGCTTGATCTCGATGCTGATGGTGAGCTTGCGCTTGGCGTCCTTCTTGACGTTGGGATCCGCGATGTTCTCGCAGATCTTCCGGAGCTCGATCGTCGCGAGTTCCAGGAGGTCACCGCCGCCCAGGTTGGCGAGGGTGATTTCAGTCGGTGTTGCCATGTGGATCTCCTGATAAGGCTGGCGCACGGTCCAGCCGTGGGTTGGGTGGTGCAAATGGGGATGCGCTTCACGCACCCAATTCGATGCGGGCCTGCTCGTTGGCCTCGGAAAGCGCGGCCTGCTGGTTGGCGATGTGGGCCTGGATGACGGAAATGGCCAGCCGTGGCTGAACATCGAACATGCGGTGGCCGCTGTCCCCGGACGGGATGCCAAGCTGGAGGCAACGCTGGCGGCCAAAGAGATCCCGGGGGTTCGGATCCTCGCCGTGTTCCATGGCTCCCTTCATGTCCTCAAGGAGCTTCTGCCCCACCTCCATGTCCTGGTAGCACTTCCAAATGCGAGCGGCGGTTTCTTTGGTGATCATCGGGTGTGCCCTCCCTTGACCATGGCGGTGAGGAGGATCTTGCCGATGTCGCTGCCGGCCGCGATGGCGATGACTTGGAAGGCATCGGGGCGATGAACGTTGCTCGCCAGGTAGTCCTTCAAAAATTTGTGGACGTGGGGCGGTACGCCGGGGGCAGGCTCCCCAGCCGGGGGCACGCCGGCCTTCCAGGCCGAGAGCTGCTCCGCCCTGAGTTGCCGTTCCGCTTGGCGGCAGGCCTCCGCGGCCTGATCGAACCTGCGCGCTGCCAGTTCGTAGGTCTGGGGTTCGCTCCCGGCGGCAAGGCTGAGGGCTTCCTGGGCCAGCCCCGGGACAGTTTCCGAGACGATCACATCGATATTGCGACGAACGTAAGGTGACTTGCCGGAAGGCATAAGGGTCTCCTTGGGCCGGCATGGCCCGTGGTGGAATGCGTTATGGACGTGCTTTAATGGGCTGGAACTTACCGTTGACGATGATTCCCTTGCGCGGGGCCGCCTCCATCTGGCTATCGATCCAGACTCGGATCTCTTCCCAGCGGTATTTGCGGCGCCGGACGGATGGAACGCAGGTGGCCAGGTTCGTCTCGAAATAGCTAGGGACCGCGCCCTGCTCAACCCAGAGCTTGAAATTACGCTCGTCGTACATCTGGCCGCGATAAGCACGAACAAGGGCCTTCAAGTCCTCGTAGCTGATCCATGCCGGGATGGGGCCATCCAGGGTGAGTTTGGATTTTGAGCCGTGGACGCGGTCCTCGGGGGCCTTCGGGGGACGGCCGGGGCCGCGCTTGACGGGAGAAGTGGGCGCCACGCTAGACCCCCATCCCTGGGAGCTTCGGGTTTTCGCCCTGGGCTCGGAAAGCCTTGCCGATGACGGTCTGCCCCTTTCCGGTGATGAGGACCTTCATGAACAGCCGGTCGCGGCCGTGTTTGTCCTGGAAGGCCTCCTCCACCACCTTGAACAGGCCCTGCTCCAGCCGGGTCTGATAGGGGAGATTGTTCCCCTTGATGAGGTAACCGGCTTTCCGAAGGAAGCGGAACATGCGAGTCAGGCCCGTGCCACAGGCCTTGGCAAACTCGGCCACTGTGATCGTGTCCTCGGACGCATGCACCTGGTCGTGGAATGCGGCCTTGGGCCTCAAGACTTCGTTCTCGCATGCCAGGGTCAGGCGCTCCTTCTCCGCATCCATGGCAATTGTGATGAGGTCGAGACGGGAGAGCTTCCGGGGGTTAGGACTCTGGACCGCCAAGCGGAGAGCCTGGAAGGCCTGGACGAGCCGGACCTTGAAATCCACCACCACCTCATTGTTTCGCATGAAGGTAATGAGAAGGGTGGACTGGGCTTCATTGAGAAGGAAAAATTTAGGCTGTCTCCCTCCCAACTGCTCCCGATTCACCACATGCATTTCAAATGTGAGCTTCCCGAACTTTTCAAACTCCCTCCGATAGCTCTGGATGAGCTGGAGGATGGCCCGGTGTTCGGTCGCGGTTCCTTGGGCGAGTACCAGGGAAGACACTCTGGGTTCCCCGTTGTCGAGGGTGAGTAACCCGGTATCCACCGGATTGCCAGCGACGATGGTTGATGCCACACTTTCCATTGCTTCTCTCCTGAGCATTTGATTGATCGCCCCGCGTCAACGGGGCGTTTTCGTGTCACCAGACAGGCCAACGGCCAGCCAGCTTTGCGAGCGAATTATTGAAAAGTCACAATTTCGATATCGAGTTACAGAGCTTTCGCACAATTTTGGTTTGCGAAATATCGTGTTTGACTTAATATCTGGGAGGATCGATCACAAAATTTGGATTTGACCGCTCACGGAGTGGATGAACTAAGATCTCGAACCAACTTCTCAGCGGGAACAGGGGAAAGATTGATACAAATTTTTGGATGGTTCAATACAAAAAATTTGCATCACCAAGGGGGAACACCCAATGCCAAATCAATTCGCTGACCGGCTTAATTTGGCCATGGAAAAATTAGATATAAAAACATTGTCCGATCTTTCGGCGCGAACGGGTATTTCAAGAAACTCACTTTCAACATGGACAACCAAAGGGAAAATCCCCGGAGAGGCCTCCCTCAGAACCATCGCATACACCTTGAACGTCAGCGTTAAATGGCTCCGGACCGGCGAAGGTCCCATGGAACCAGCCTATGTCCTGGTTCCTCCCGTTTCTTTCCCCTTTCCAGAACGTCCCACCGTTGGTATTCCCTTCCTCTCGTCTGCTTGGTTGCACCTGGATTCCATTGTTGAAACCAGGGGGCTCAAGCTGTCCAGCGAGGAACACAGCCGGGTGATGATTCGGGCCGCATGGACCGGGATGCAGGCCGAGCGCGAACCCACGATCAAGGACGTCCTAGATGCGATCAGCATCGTGCTGGGGGGGGAATGATCTATGCCCCGCCAAACAAAGCAGCAGCCCGGAGAACTGCGCGTAAACCTGATCATGTACGCGGGTGGGAAGACCTGGCACTATGCCGTCCGCTGGCGCGGGGTCCTGAAGAAGGGCGACACCAAGTGTGAGAGCCGCACCAACGCTGTCACTTGGCTTGGGAAGGAAAAGGAGAAATGGGCGCTTGAGGAGCAGGGCCTCGTGGGCGCCACCGTCCCCACCCTCAAGACGATCTGGCAGGAATGGGACCGGGTTAAGGCCTCCAGCGTCTCACCGACTCACCGCCGATTCATGAAGGGGGTGGTGAACCAGCATGCCGCGGCCTTTCTGGATCGGCCGGCCCCGGCGCTGAATATGGCTGCCTTTGAGGAACTGCGGCACGTGTACCTAACCTCGAAAGGGCATGGTTTCAGCAAGGGGGAAAAGCCCACCGTGCGATCGCATTCCGAGGGCGGCTGGAACAAGGTGGCCGGCCAGCTGCGCGCGCTTTACCGGTGGGCCGTCACCAGGAAGCTGCTGCTGGAGGTTCCCTTCAAGGTGGAACTGCTGGATGTTTCGCTTGGGGCCCGGGGCGTCCTGTGGCCGGAACAGGTCCAGGCGTTCCTGGCTGCGGTCGATCGCGTCAGGAAGGAACGGAAGGGAGACCCCGTCCCCCAGGCCGGGATTGCCGCCCGGCTCATGATCGGTCTGGGCCTACGCGAGAATGAGGCCCTGCACATGGAGTGGGACCGGATCGACTGGCGCAACCACATGGCGACCGTCGCCGAGGCCCGGACGACCGGCCACAAGGTGAAGGACCGGACCATCCGGGAGATCCCCATGCCTGCATGGTTGGAAACCTACCTGCTGAAGTGGTGGGCACATTGCAAAAGGCCCAGCGATGGCCTGCTGTTGGTCTCCAGGAAAGAGACGGTCCACGGGGAGGGTGCAACCACCAAGGCGGTGAGGCTGGGCGCCCAGGCTCTGAAGATCACGGGATTGACGCCCCATGGGCTGCGGCGCACCTTCGCCACCGTCCATTTCGAGATGGGAACCGCGCTCACACAGATTGCCCAGATGATGGGCCACGAGGATCCGATGCTCACCATGCGGCGGTACATCATCCAGCGTCCCAAGGATCAGGCCGCGGCTCAGGAAAAGGCCGGCTTAGCCATGGGGTTCCTATTGAGTTCCGTTGGAAAGGCATCAGATGTAATAAGTGATGATAAAAAATGACTTAAAAAATGTTCAGGATGGCTCATAACCGCTTGGTCCAGGGTTCGAATCCCTGTGGGGCCACCAGAAGGTCAGCTAACCTCCTGAAAAACAGGTGGTTAGCTTCGTGTATTCGGGCGAGACCCATACCGTCACCCATTGAGAATCGGCAGTCGGACGGTCATCGGTTGTTATCGTTTTGAGGGTTCTTATCGTGGTTTGATCAATCCGAGCACTGAGGACAGTTCAAACCCTGCACCCCAATCAGGATTTCGCCATCGATGGTCAATAAACGT